GGGGAGCGCAGCTTGTAGGTGAAAACATCTCTATAGCCTCTCAAAATGCGGTAGCGTACGCCAACGGTGTGGCCTACTGGATGGGTGTGGATAAGTTCTATAGGTACGATGGTCGTACCCAACCACTACCTTGTAATCTCCGTAAGTTTATCTTTAATGATTTCAATACTCAGCAGTACGGCCAAGTGTTTTCGGGCACTGTAGAGGCATACCATGAAATTTGGTGGTTTTATTGTTCTGCCGACTCACAAACAGCTAACAGGTACGTTGTGTATAACTATCTGGATAACATTTGGTACTACGGCACAATGGATCGCACCGCGTGGTTAGATTCGGGATTACGAGACTTCCCGTTAGCTGCGACTTACAATAACAATCTCGTGAATCAGGAAGAAGGCGTCGATAATAATGAGCTAGTGGACAGTGCGCCAATACACGCATACGCCACCACTGCCGAGTTCGATCTAGATGACGGACATCAATTCAACTTTATCTGGCGTGTACTTCCTGATATCACGTTTGACGGATCTACAACAGAGTCACCGAGCGCCGTTATGACGCTATTACCTATGCAGAACTCTGGCTCTGGGTACAACTCCCCTGCTTCGGTAGGTGGGTCAAATGATGGTACGATTACTCGGTCTGCTGTGTTACCTATAGAGAAGTTTACCGGACAACTCAATACGCGGGTTCGTGGGCGGCAGATGGTGATGAAGATTGAGTCTACCGGATCGGGCGTAACATGGCAGTTAGGCTCACCTAGACTAGATATGCGACCTGATGGACGACGATAATGGCTGGAGACAACACCAGATATGACGTTCCGTTCCGTGCCCCAGCACTGCCCTATGCCCCACAGGTATACGATCAGGAGTCATTTGAGCAGTTTAATAATATACTTAGGATATACTTTAACCAGCTAGACAACGCGCTGAGAAACGCTATGGCAATCCAAGAACCGTACGAATTACAAGTAGCTAAAGGCCAAATAGCTGGGGCCAGTGCATTGTATAAGTTCGGTACCAATCCAGACATCAATAGCGCAGAAGAAACGATATGGAGCACTGGGGGTGATTATCCTTGGCCCACGGCTGCATTTACTGCGTTTATTAGTAGCTCTAGTGCAGCAGATACTAGTGCAGGTACGGGTGCACAGACCGTAACCATTCAGGGGTTAGACGAGAATTACGAAGTTAAAAGCGTTACGGTTAATATGAACGGCCAGACTCAGGTACAAATTGGTGATGCCTCTAGCTGGTTGCGGGTTAACCGCATATTTGTTGCTACTTCAGGATCAGGCGGCACTGCTGCAGGTACGATCTATGTCGCTAATAGTGGGGTTACCAGTGGGGTACCTACCGGAATAACGTACGGGAATATAGTACAAGGCGACAACCAAAGTCAGATGGCGGTATATACCGTCCCCGCTGGACATACGCTTTATATTGACGATGTTACGTTTACAGCAGCTATCGCTATTGCTAACAAGAACGTAACCGCTAAGTTCGTGACTAGAGAATTTGGTTCAAACACGTTTCGCACAAGGATCATACAGACGGTACAAAGCAACCTGCTTGTAATACCCTTTGATTACCCGTTGAGCATTGCAGAGAAAACGGATATGGAATGCCGAGCCAGCTCCGATACCACCAGCGTAGTCGTCGGCGCATCATTTCAGGGGGTGCTAATAGCAAACTGATATGATGGTCGTAGATAGCAAAAAAGATAGAATCCTTACGCAAAAAGAAATACTAGAAGTAGTAGGGAACAACATAGGCTTCGGAAACGGTGATAGAGATATCATTATGGAAAGATGCCTTTCATTCATTAATGATAAAGACAAAGAGTTTTTGCAAAAAGGGAACACTTTGTTTGTTACTAACTACTCAAAAAATACAGCGGACTTGCAAGTCTTTACCGCAGATTCTGCAAAAAACTTTGTTTCCAACTGTATAGAGTATTTTGAACACGTCCGTAACAAAGGGGTGATGACGTACACAGCAGTTATAGAAGGGCCGCTTGTACGAGTAACTAGCATATTTAAGCGTCATGCCGTTAAGATGGGTGCCCGGATTGGGCAATGCCAAATAAACCCTCAAAAACACCTACTAATAGTGTACGTAAATAACGTTACAGCTACTATGGAGCGTGCACATGGCTAGTTTAACAGAAAAAATTGCTGCTGCGGGGGGAGCAGTTGGTTCAGCTATAGGTACTATATCGCAAGCAATCGGGTTAGGAGATCCTAGCAACCGAGGCGGGAATATAAATGCTGGTCTTCTAACTCTTGGTGGCCCTTCATTAAACCCATTTTTTAGTCTTGATACAAGAAGGTTTTCTGCGGCTACAGGAGGTATACCTGATTCTGAAGAATTCAGAGGACAGGCAGAATCGCTCTTTGACCTACCTCCGGGTACGTTAACAGACGAAAATTTACCCCAAATACTCGGCACTTTGCAGCAGTTATACCCCCAAGAATTTTCTACGTTAATGCAAGTCACTACGGGGGCTAGTGAAAATGAAGTCCGTGCATGGGTTAACCGAACTGCGGCAGATTTAGCATTAGATATCCTTGGCGTGGATAGCATGCCTACGTATGGTACCGATGCTTTCACTGATTTCTACGAAGAATATGGCGCTATACTGCGTGGAGAAACTACTGAACGTAGTCAAACATACATAGAAGAAAAGAAGATAGAAGTCGCAGCGGGGATTTTTGAAGAACTTGGTTACGAACCATCCCCGGAGCAACTTAGAGAAGCTGCTTTAGCGGATAACTACCCCACCGCAGAATCCATCGGGGCGTATGTAGACCCGCTACAAGTTACAACTGATGAAGTTATAGAGAGACTAGAACGGTTAGGGGTAGACGTTGAAGCTCAAGCCGAGGCAGCAGGTCAAACTCCCGAAGAGTATGCAGAACAGATAAAAGAGTCCATACCGCCCGGAGATGGTTCAGAAGCCGCCTTTGATGAATCTATGGTAATGTCGTTGACTTCTACAGCAGCGGCTTCTGGAGGTTTTAAAGAATCTATAACTAAACTCGCTACAGGTGTACGGAACCTACTATTTGGTACTGGCCCCGGAGGCAGACCCAAAACATGGCAAGAAATACTTAAAGAACAGATAGAAAAAAAGTATTTTCCTACATTTGAAGATCAGCTACCGGGTTTTCCGCTTGAAATTATCTTTGAACCGGGAGGCGCCTCTGCCTCTAACCCGACTGGTGCGTTAGTCCGAGCAAACGTAAAAATACCCGTGCCTTTCCCTGTTAACGGCCCTCCAATAGTCATCCCGTTATTTAATGAAAATGGTACTTATATAGGGCCGTCTACCCCTTCTGGGTTATTAGTAGACCCTGAAACAGGGATTATTACTCAGGTAGTAGAGGGTGTAGAACAAACTGTCGCTCAAATCAAAGGCGAAGCGGTACAAATTCTTGGCGCTGCGGGGGATGTTGTTAGGTCGTTTCCGTTATGGATGCTGGAAAACCCTGATTGGAAAGAAGGTGACCCCAACCCGTTTGAGATAGAGGTTGATGAAAACGGAGATATAACTCCTCAAGTAGACGAGAATGGTAACGCTGCTACAGGCTTTGACCCCGAAACGGGCCTACCTGTATATGAGCAACCCAATGAAGACGAAGAAACCCCTAAAACTGCGTGGGAGCAAGAAGGTGACGATGCGTTAGGTAGTATGGGTGGCCCTGCTGGTAGCGCATCAATTACTGCTGAAGATCTTGAAGCTCAAAAAGAAGCCATCCTATCTACAATAAGCGAAGAACTAAATGCTTTGGGTATTGCCGTAGAAGATGTAGAGGCTATTTTAGGTGGTATCGAAACTACCTTGGAAGACGTAGCCACCACTGATGACCTTGATGTACTGCGTACTAATATCAATGAAGACTTAGAAGAAAGTCTTGGTGCGCTAGGGTTGGATATAGAGGAAGTAAATGACATTGTAGAGAGTGTAGCTACTGACCTCGACACACTCAGTGGAGATGTAGCTGCTGTTGGTGAAGCGGTAGAAACTGTTAGCGGTCAGGTCGCAGACCTCGATACAGAACTAAATGACCGGATAGACGCGTTAGTAGCTGCTGGTGAAGATAGAGCTACCGCTGTAGATACTGCCCTTGGTGACTTAGCTACTGAAATCGGTACTACAAAAGACGATATTCTTGAACAACTTGGTACTACCGAAGCTAACCTTTCTACTGAAATACAAGCTGTTGGTGAAGCGGTAGAAACTGTTAGCGGTCAGGTCGCAGACCTCGATACAGAACTAAATGACCGGATAGACGCGTTAGTAGACCAAGGTGCTACAGAATACGAAGCCCTGTCAGGTGCTATATCTAGCCTCGCCTCAGACCTTAACACCTCAGAAGAAAATATACTAAGCGCAATAGCGACGAGTGATAGTGACATCAAAGCACTCATTGGTACCCCTGCCATAGAAGACGACCCTACTACAGAAGAAGATGAAAGTGCCCCTGCTACTGGGCTATATGCTGAATTTGGCCCCTTGGCTACTAAAACAGATGTGGAAGCTGTTGGTACGAGTGTAGCGGAACTTAGCGAGCTGGTTACATTTTATGCTAATCAAGGTTTTGAAAACGACGAAGCGTTATCTCTGGCTATATCTGACTTATCTGACCGTCTTGGTACTACAGAAGAAAACTTACTAACAAGTTTAGGTGAAACTGAAGAAACCATATTGGGTGCAGTAGAAGGTGTTAGTGCTCAAATTGACGAAACAAATGTCAACATAGCTAACCTTAATGAACTCATTGTACAGTATGAATTAGATGGCAAAACGCGTGATGAAGCTCTTAGCCTTGCGCTCAGTGACCTGTCTACTGATCTTGGGATTACTAAAGAAGAAATTTTAACCAATCTTGGTGAAACTGAAGAAACCATACTTACACGTATTGCAGAGTCAGAAGACAATACTGAAGAGTATCTTACCTATATTAGTAACATTATCGGTATACCGGCTTCTGAAATAACGCAAGAAGATGTAGATGGTATTGTTGGGCTTCTGGGCGAAGAAGAAGCCATTACTGAAATTAACAATGATATCCGTTTGTACGATGCTAACTTTGATGGTGTTATCAATGATATAGACATTGGGTTATTGCAAGGGCTCGTTGACGCAGGTATAGAAGGTGTCGGTGAGATCCCTGCTACTGGTCTATATGCTGATGCTGCTCAACGCCAACTTGAGTTACAAGGGTACATAGACGACTCAGCACAAATTACGCAAGGGTTAATCAGTAGTGAAGCGGCAGATACTAGGCAGCTTGTAGGCCAGACGGCTTTGGTTAACGCTTTGGCAAGTGCGGGGGATTTAAGTGGCACCCGTGTTGACGTATCGACGCCTGACCCAGCAAGAATCAACTACATATACGATTTTGCGGATATCTTTGCTACACCCCAACAAAAAGGGTTATTCCCGTCACCTTACGGTGGCCCCCAACGTGCTCAACAGCAGCAAATTGCTCAAAAACGCAGTATCATGTCAGGCCCATTGCAGATCGGGGGTATGGCGCAAGGGGGTAAAGTAGACTATGATTTTACCGATGAAATCATGCAGATAATGTCTTATGGAGACAACTAATGAGTTTGTTTGATTATTACGCCGATGCACTTGAAATAATGAATGAAAATTCAGGTGGGCAAGCAGGGTTAGTCGCACTACCAGAAGCGCAAATGATGTTTAACAATGTTTATACCACAGATACTTCTGCGGGAGGTGTGGTCACTGATTCGGAAGGCAGAACAACTTTTGGTATACCCAATTATTCTTTTGTGCGAGGGCGTGTCCCCGGAACATACAATCCAGAACGTCGTCCCGGCAGTCGGGGGCAGCGATACTTTACCGACTATGCGTATACCCCGCGTGGATCAGAATTTCCCGCTCAACAAGCGTTTGCAGCACAAGCAGCGCAATTACAGGGTGCCAATGCTGGTAATATGACCCCGTATCCCGGCCCTGTTACACCCCCTGCTCCTACGGGTATGACAATGGCTGTCGATGGTAGTGGCCCCGCTTCAGGCGTAATCAATACTAACCCAGTACCCCAACAGCAAGGGCTTTCTAATTTTTCTTCTCAGTATAAGTATGGTGGACTCGCTGCACTAGCTGGTGGTGGCCCCGCTTCTGCGTATAACAGACGCTATAATGGATACGCTGCGGGTGGAAGACCTGCCAATCCGGGTTATTACCTAGGCGGTAGTACAGATGGTATGGCAGATAAGGTACCTGCACGTATTGATGGCACCCAAGAAGCACGTTTAAGTGATGGTGAGTTCGTAATCCCTGCTGATGTAGTAAGTCACTTGGGTAACGGTAACTCCAATGCAGGTGCGAAAAACTTGTACAACATGATGGATAGGGTACGCAAAGCACGTACCGGCAATACGAAACAGGGTACCGAGATTAACCCTAACAAATTTATACCAAGTAGGTAACGATTATGGCCGCAGGGGATATAACTTCAGAAACTAGTTCGCTATCTGGGTATGCAGCACCCTATGTAACGGAGATGCTAGGTAAGGGTAGGGCACTTGCTAATCAAGGGTATCAGGCTTATACAGGGCCACTCACCGCTGGGCAATCTGCTGGGCAACAAGCAGCGTTTCAAGGTATAGCAGGGCTTGCAGTACCCACCCAACAGATGGGGGCTTTTCAGCCGCAGCAGTTCACAGCACAAGCGGCGCAAGATTACATGAACCCATACCTTCAAGCTGCGTTAGACCCGCAAATTGAAGAAGCACGACGGCAAGCACAAATATCTAGACTTGCTGACGCAGGGCGATTGACCAAAGCTGGTGCCTATGGTGGGTCACGCCAAGCAATTATGGAGTCTGAGTTAAACCGTAACTTGATGCAAAATCTTGCAGGTATTACAGGTCAAGGATACCAAGACGCCTATACCCAAGCCATGAATCAATTTAACGTTGAACAACAACGACAACAAACAGCTCAAGATGCCGCCAACCGATATGGTTTAGAAGCATTGGCTTCACAAGCTAATCTTGGCGCACAAGAACGCGCCATTGAACAAGAAGGCATAACCGCAGACCTAGCGCAGTTTGAAGAAGAACGTGACTTCCCGTACAAGCAAGTACAATATCAACAGTCGTTGTTACAAGGATTGCCGATTGCTGCACAACAATACAGCTATCAAGAACCTAGTGCGTTAAGTGAATTTATAAGCGGAGCGGGTGGTATTCTCAGCCTGTTTGGACTTGGAGGGGACGGCTAATGGCTATGAATCCGATGGGTGGTATTGACCAACAAATTACTCAACGCGCTACTAGGCTTAAGAACGACCCTAACGCGTTAATGCAGCAGTATGGGCAGAGTAAAAACATCCTTGACTTGATTGCAGCCCAACGCGCCGCAGAGAAAGTACAGAAGGAAAAACAACTTGCTGCGTTGCAGATGCAGGGTAACCCACCAACTGTAGCTGACCAGTTAGAACAGACTCTTATTGCTTCTGAAAAAGAGGAGATGGCACCTGATCTAGCGGGTATGAAGAACTTGCGTGACCGCACTAAAGGCGTAGCTGGTGTACTTGCTCAGAAACAACAGCAACAACAGAAACGTATGCAGCAGATGGGGCAACAGCCACAACGCCCACAAGGATTACCCTCACAACCTACACCGAATCTAAATCGTATGTACAACGGCGGTATTGTTGGGTATTTTGATGGTGGTGCAGTAGCTGAAAAACTCGGTATTAGTATAGAAGAGTTGGAGGCTAGAATTGCAGACCTAGAAAAAAGAGGGTTATCTAGAGAAAAAGCTGAAAGCGTACAGGAAAATGCGGCTGCTTCGGGTTTTCGTCGAGATATGACTATAGCTGAAGGATACCAACAAAAATTAGGTGCATCTCCCTTAGCTGCGCGCCCTACAAGACCAGAAGAAGTCATAGAAACCGAATCCGTCACAGAAGTTATGCCTACCGGTGGTGTTGATTTAGCCGCACAAAGGCGAGCACAAGATTTAACTGATGCAGTGAATGCGGAACAAAGACAAATGGCCGCTGCTAGAGAACCTGATGTAGCCGCTGCCGCTGTTGAAGAAATAGAAGAAGTAAAAGCCCCGCCATCGATACAAGAGCAGATGGACGCTGCGTTAGCACCGGCACAACCAGAAGGTATGATGTTTGAGCCTGAAGTTATGCAAGCTGGTAGACAACAAGCGGCTGATAAAGCAGCGAAAGAACAGTTCGGTAGAAATGCAGCATCGTTAGGTTTGGGCGGTATGTCTATTAGACCATTAGAAAAGATGACGCAAGCGCCAGAAATGTTGCGTCGTAGACCTACTGAACCAGAAAGAAAACGTACGCCCCAAGAATTACTTAACGAGCGACTAACTGCTGAATTTGATAAGCTGTCCAAGCAAGAAGCTGAGTTAGAAGATACTCGTAGTACAGGACGTAAAATACTAGACCGTCTTGCAAGAGGCGCTGTTCGTGCTGCTGAAGGCCCAGCCGCTGCTACCTCTCGGGGTGCTTTAGCTAGTTTAGGTGCCGGTATAAGTAGAGGTGTTGAAGAAGAAAGGCAGACACGTAAACAGGGCTTGGAAGCTATCGCTAAACGTCGTGCAGACATGTTGAAACTTGGTGCGGACATATCGCAGAGTGAGCGTGGGTTGGATATCCAACAACAACGTGCCGACACTCTAGGTGAACAATTAGCACAAGAACAAGCGCAGTTTGATCGGAAGATGGAGTCACAAAGTGAGCAGTTCCAACGAACTATGCAGCTCAAAGAAAACGAATTGGCTAATTCAAACGCGTTGAATATTATCAAAGCACAGAACAAAGCAACCTATGACGCCGCAATGCTAGATATCAAAGGGGCAGAGTTAGAAGCACAGGTAGCCTTCAACGATGCAAGAACTCAGCAAGGTAACCAAACCCTTCAACTCAGAGCGGCAGATGCTTTAGGTAAGTACAGCAGCAAGTTGCAAGAAGTGCAGCGAGAAGCTATAGACGCGTTATCATTTAACCCGCAGTATAAAAACAACCCAGATGCGTTGAAAGCAGCAGAAAAAGCGATAAGGTTAGAGTTCAAAACTCTAATAGACGCTAAGAAAGCTGAGTTTGCCGCTTTGGGTGCTGGATCGAGTGGGTTGAGTGAATCGTCTGAGGCGGCATTGGCTAGTCTAGGTATATAAAACTATGAATGCTTTAGCCCGTTTAGAGAAAGGCATACAGAAAGCCATAGAGATAGGTGATGAAGATGCCTTACGTATTCTCGGCACAGAAGCACGTAGGTTACAAGGGTTAGCAGCTACTACAACAGAAGATACAACTGACGACGAACTAGCAAAGGCGAGAGAAGAATTAGCCGCTGCATTAGCGCAACAAGAATACGAAGATACTACCGCGTTAGGTCGTGGTCTATCCCGTGGTGTTGATGTTGCTGGTCGTGGCTTTGGGTCTGCCCTTGAAGGTCTTGGTGGTGTACTTGGGTTAGAAGGGGTAGAAGAGTTCGGCGCTGAAATGGTTGCCGAAAACGAAGCCCAACTAGCCGAACAAGAAGCGATGGCTACGCGTTTAAAAGACGTAGAGGGCGTTGGTACTGGGTTAGATTACTTCCTTGAAACCCTTGGTGAAACTGCGCCACAGACTGGCCTTAGCCTAGGTGCTGGTGCTGCGGCTGGTGCTGCGGCTGGTACAGCGTTCGGCCCTGCCGGTACTATTGTTGGTGGTCTTGCTGGCGCTGCCTTGTCACAAATACCGTTCTTCTACGGTAATAACCGTGAAGCCCAGAAAGAAGCTATACAGCAGGGACTTCGCGTCGAGATGAGCGAAAGTGCTGCATTCCTAAACTCGTTACCACAAGCTGCCCTAGACGCCTTCGCTGAACGGTTGATGGTAGGTCGGTTGTTACCCACACAAAAAGCCATTCGTGCAGGGGGATTATTTACTCGTGTTGCTAAGGGTGCTGGTACTGGTGCCGCTGTCGAGGTACCCACTGAACTCGGACAAACATTAATCGAACGTGCACAAGCTGGACTAGAGCTTGACAGCGAAGAAGCCATAGACGGATACATTGAAACCGCTGTTGCCGCTGGTCTGATTGGTGGTACGTTGGGTGGCGGTGCCGCAGGTATTAGTAGAGACTCGCGTGCAGTTGAAGCAGAACAACGCGCTATTGTTGAACAAGAGGAACAAGAAGCTGCTGATGCTGCTGAAACCGCAGAAATTGAAGCTCTACTTGCAGAGGACGCTACCGCTGATGGTGCCGAAACCGCAGAGATCGAAGCATTACTCGCAGAAGACGCTGATGCTGCTGAAACCGCACAAATTGAAGCTCTACTCGCAGAAGAAGCTGCCGAAGCTGAACGCCTCCGAAAGGCAGATCTTACTGCTAGAAGTACGACTCCCGAACAACAGCGTTATCGCATACTACAAACGGTAATTCAGAAAACAGCTAAGGCTGACTCTACCCCTGAAAATCTACAAGCGTTGTTTCTAAGTAAGTTGAAGCAGATAAATCCTGACTTTGAACAGGTAGTAACTGAACAAGAGTTAAACACAATACTACGTGCGGTAGATATAAAGAACACACCTACAACTGTAGAGAAACGTGAACCGCTAGGTGATCCTTCTGCTGACGTAAGCGAGTTGGAAGCACAAATACCAGAACGCCAACCAGTAAGCACAACGCCGGTACAAGCATCGTTCCCTAATTTGGGTCGCAAACGTGGCGCAAGACAAGAACCCGATGTAGTAGAAGAGGCACCCGCCGCCCCTGTAATAGTTACTAAAGAATTACTAGATGATTTAGGTGTCAACCCTAGAGCAGGTATACGACAATCTGTTACTGGTAAAGATATAGCTGATCCCGAAGTCCGCGAACAACTAATAGAGTTTGCTAACAACCCAGAAGTAGCATTCAAAACCAGAGAGAATGTAGCCAAAGAATTAGAAGGCATATCATCAGACCAGTTAAGCCTGTTTGGTCAGAAACGCCAACCTGCACCGCCTGTGTCACCTACTACCTCAACGGATACGGCTGGGTCTGAAGTAGCTGTCGATGAAACAGTAGACGAAACAATAGACGAAACAATAGACGAAACAGTAGGCGAACCTGAAGTAGCTGTTGATGAAGTAGCGGTAGAACCTGAAGTAGCTGTTGATGATGTAGCTGTTGATGGTGTAGCTGTTGATAAACCTGAAGTAGCGCCCCCTGCTGCACCAACGGTGGAATTAGACACAGCCGCTACATCCGGTGCTAACTATCCACTAAACCCTAAGTTGGAGTTCAAACCCTACACGGTACTTATACCGGGGAAGCCTACACGGTTCTATACTC